AACATCCCTACCGCAGAGGTAATCTCCCCCACAGCTCTCTCTAAACGGTACGTCAACGAACGATTTGTCTTCGTTCACCAATATGCCGAGTTTCCCTAAGCACTCTTGTACAGGACGGAAAAGTTTTGACCCGAAAATAAGGTCATCACCGTAAACCGAAATGTATGTCGAGAACCTGCGCAATCCCTTTGGCCGAGAATAATATTCCTCGACTGAGCGAACTGCCCAAATTAGCGAATAGAAAATGAGAGTTTGAAGCGTAAACGTAAATCCGACGCCCATCGTTGAAAATGTCTCCACTTCAACAGCAGGTTGGCCGGGCACTGCGACCATATGACTACATCCAAGCAGTAAAGCCTGGAACCAATCACTAGGGAGCAGTAGCTCAGCTAGTGTACGTGAAATCGTGTCACTTGCTGACGAGAGATCAACGGTGCAATGAGTTCGCATCATTGATTCTACTCGCGATAACTCGCGATGCTGATGTTGTAGCTTGCGAATATCGAGTTTAAGCTTCTCTTTTAGTCTTTTACGGATCATCTCACCAAGTCCACCACTGATATAAGATCCAATGGTTGTGTTAGGCATAATTGACCGCAGCGACTTAAAGGTTTTCGGGACAAAAGTCAGATTCAGTGAACTGACTTCTTCATAAGCAACAGCCTGATCCGAAAATCGACTGAGACCCAACTCACTAAGCCATTCCTGGAAGTGAGGGCATTGATCATATTCTGATCGCCACCAAGAAATCTGTTCAAGTGTACCAGTGATGGGTAGGCAAAAACGCTGCGCAAGGCACGCGTCTGATGCTTTAACACCAATTGATGCACCGGGTCCAAACCGTGCGCTCTGCCGAAGTTCTCCGGCATCCATGGGCCCTAATACATGACCACATAGCTTACGAGCTAGAGAGAGGATTCTGACCATACTTTCATCATGTATGATGGTATCCCAATCTAACGATGTAAGACGACTCTGTACCTCTTGGAACTTGCGTACTGCTTGCTCCTCGAGTTCTTTGTCGGTGTAGACATCGCAATGATATCTATAGCGCTTGTCTAGGTTGTTGACTTGATAGCGAGCCTTAAACATATAGGACTCGCCATTATAGTCTAAACCCTTCTCTTTTACCGCTCGGAGGACTTTGATGTCAGAGCCATTTAAGGCTTCTAAGACATCGGTTGAAAAGTCATAATCCCCGAGCGTGGCCTGGAAATCCCTGATTAGTGTCCGCGTAACATTGCGGAACAAGGGGTCGATGGGTATAGTACCCGGTGACACGAGTTTTCTACGTCGCATCGTGGTATCCCTCCTTATCTAAGTGAGGAAAACGTCCTCGTACGTGTGATACACTAGTCTAGCGTACCCACTTTCAGGAACAACTGAGCAGCGGAATCCTTCAACACTTGACAAAGTTCATCGATTTTGATGATGATTTCGTCACTAGTGCAGGATGCCGGGGCTTCAATTGATGCTCTGGCCGTTAGAGACTGGTAAACGCCTGGACTCACCTCCATAGGTGTAGATAAGGCGACTTCCCTTCGTCCTTTCGACCAGGTCTTGGACTTTGCATCGTACGCCGGGGCTTTCGCCCTGAAGGTAATACTACGACGTACAGCACTGTTCAGATCAGCAACAAAGAACAGTTGAAGTCCACCTGAGACAACGTTCGGACTCGACGCAAGTTCGCGATCGGGTGCCCCAACTGGGGTGGTTATTGTACTCAGCACTGCCGAGTCAATAATTGCTTTCAAAGCCAGATTTCTCAGACTCATAGGTGAAACTCCTATTGATTTCTCCTCTCTCAATGTGAGAAACGCGATATTACTTTTCGGATCGTATTGATACCGAAAGCCGCGTCGTTGAGGGCCTGTGCAAGGAATCCTATATGAGGATTCCATTGCGGGGGTGGTAGATCATAGTCTAGTACCCGATTAACGGTTAGGTCATCATAAATGATGCTTCCGCCGTCACCAAGATACCAGGATGGGTCCTCGGTACCGAGAGCACGCTTAATCTTTAGCGATACTACATCGGTGTTACGAGACTCTATTCTGGTAGTCATACATCTACCAAAATAGATTAGATCAGGGTCAGGCATACAAGCTTGAATCCAATCTCCCACATTAATAAACTGATCTACAATCCAGCTGTAGGGTGCCAAATTCCACAACGAACCAGCCATGTTATGCGTACTAAGGCCTAAGGCCCGCGCAGCATCAGGGTAGTTCATGGGGAGCTTGTAGTACACCCGCGTCCCGACGAGCACCGTTATCGATGCCTGCCTAGACGTTTCAGCAATGAGTCCAGTAACGGAACTTTCTCCGCCATGGACGTACGAGGAACTTGAAGCCCCAGTCAAGGACCGCTTGTTACCTCCCTTTGCCACACGCAATACTTTCGTGAAATCGTCAATTCGGCCCTCAAAGGCGCCGATTATCTTAGAGACATCTCCGAAGATAGGACGAAAACCAAAGCTGTACTCTAGCCATGAATCTGTTGTGGCTTTAAGCCAGTCTGAGGATCCTTCACGAACTGCAGTACCCCGTTTCAAAAGACGTTTTGCCCTCGACTTCTCCATAGAAGTAAGGACTTTAAACGCGCTTTGGAAGGGGCGGTGGAGCATGCCGATGGTAGAACCTAACGTTCCCAGGAATTCTCCTGTATCTACTTCCGCCCTGTTCAGTTTCTTTAGAACTGAAATGATACCAGCTGCTTGACAAGCAGTAATGGTACTGTTTCTAGACGTAAGCGGATCCTCCGGACTTCTTCCGAACGGTGTCACTAGGTCGCCGCTGTGCTGGAATCTTGAATCCCCATCGGGGTAGGCAAGAAAACCATCAGTTACGGTAACTTCGGTCTCACTGACGGATAATGCGCCGAGTACGGGCAAGCCGAGCTTCATTAATTCCTTGAAGCCTGGGTGTGGCTCGTCTTCGATCACCCTGTACACACCTAAATAGGCCATGTCTTGGGTAGAACTCGAGTACAGGTAACCATACTTGTTTCGATGTTCCGAAACTAAGTGCGACCTGCATGCACCTGAAACTCTGGTGCGAGTACGCATGTTGCTCCTCCTTCGTGGACGTCTCACGACGTTCACAACTGTTCCATTTGGAACGTGTAGTTTTCTCGCATTGGAATGCGAGTCATAATAAGACCTCCTACGTTTTCCTCATTGATTGCGCACCGCCCAAGAAAGAACCAAAGTAGTCATAATGGTCCTGCCCGGAAGGTGTCAAATCGCTGAAGAAGGGGTGACTAGCCCCAAAGGAACCCG